AACTAGCGGTTAAGGGGCTTACGCCCCGAGGGGTGAATGGATTATAGTTTAGTCAAGCAATATAAGCATGGCTACGCATTTAGAATAATAATAATAATTGCGGCGATAATGGTAACTAAGTGGATCATGCGGCCACCGCCTGTCTATTAGCGGAATCTACAACCGCTTGATTGTGTTCAAACCCAGCGGGCAGCGGGACGGATTCAGTTAATTCAGGGCCGGACAAACTGGAAGTCCACACTATATCGGGATTATTTGATAATGACGCAAAATTGGACATTACCGGCATGATTAATGCTAGATAATTTCCATAGGCCAGCACTGCTGTGCCTATGCCGTTATGCTTGATCTTTATTATTATGAGCTTGTTTTCAGAATAATCAATCAACCCATTGATTGCATCAAGCTGATATTCTGGTTTTAGATAGGAATCCTCGCCTGACAAACTGCTAGGAATAACACGGCAATAATCGGGGAACATGCCATCAATGAGCTTTGATACTATTTCATTCCCATCGGGCAGCGCAGCGGATACTTTCATATCATCCGAAAACGTCAAAGTCACTTGCTTAATATCATTCTTTGAAAACTTTGTCTTTAGTAACTGCAAGATAAAATCACGTGGGATAATATATTTTACGGGTTCGGATACAAGTGCGCTACTGTGTTCAACGCGCACTAGGTGCATTCTATGCCCATCAGTTGCGATTAATCGCGTCTCGATGCCGTTATGCTCTACCAGCATCCCGTTAAGGTAGTAGCGCATATCCTTGTTAGCCATTGCATGCGATACGGCTTTGATGTCTTTAATTTTCAGTGTAATCGTTTTCATGATGTTTCCCTCGTTTTATATTTGGCAGGATTGCCCAACAGCCTACTCGTTAAAATAGGCTGTAAGAAGTCCCGCGTTTTTAGATCATCCCCCGCTCTGCAAAGCTCATGACATTGCTCCCGCCGACAATCATATGATCTAGCACCTTGCAATCAACCAACGCGAGCGCCGTTTTAAGCGTCTGGGTTAGTGATTCATCGGCGCGGGAAGGTTCGGCAAAGCCGGACGGGTGATTGTGATAGAGGATACACCCCGCCGCATTAGCTAAGAGCGATGCCTTAACGACTTCACGCGGGTAGACGCTGGCCTGCGTTAGCGTGCCACGGAAAAGATCATTAGCGGTAATCAGGCAATTTTGTGCATCGAGCCAGAGCACACCAAAAACTTCGTGCTCCAATTCGCTTAGGTGCAAAGTTAGGTAATCTTTTACGGCTTTCGGGCTAGTCAGCGTGATACCGGCAACACGCAAGCGCCCTTCAATGATTCGCATGGCTTGCGCGATAATTGCATCTTCTTTCGTTTTATCGTTATTACATTGCGCGGCAGCGAAATACTCTGCACGGTTCTCTGTTTTAACTTTCATTTTATTTTCCTTTCAATTGATTAAACACTCTCAAAATCTGAATGACGATCACAATGCTGGAAGAGCACAATTTAATTTTTCGCTTTGATTCACGCAAACCACCTTGGAACATTTCTATATTCGACAACTATATCTCCATAGCCAAGAGATTCCAGCAGTTCGCACAGAACATCATCAGCGGCTTCATGTGCAAATTCGGTATCATCGCTCTTCTGGCACTCAATCAGTTTTGTCAAGGATATTTCTTTGCATATGGATTGTTTAGCTTTCATTTTATTTCCCTCTCAATTGGTTGAACACTTTTAAACCCGGCACGGACAAAACCGCGCCGGATACGCAACATACGATAAGTAGCATGATCATGCTGTCGCCTCTTGCAGTTTTCCAGCTTTTAAAATCTTGTCAGCGGCGGAAAATATTCTTTGCGCACTTTTTTCATTGATGATATTCCCGTTAAGCCAATTCTGGATATAACCGCGAGACTCTTCCAAGCCAGGCAAGCCAAGAAGCGAACATAAAATATATGCCACACTTTCCGCCTCGACTTCTTTAATATCCTTGGGCGTTTTATCGCTATCCGATAGCGTCATTTCCTCGCAGTGTCCTAAAACTACATGAGCCAGCTCATGAAAACGCGTTTTATGCGGCAACACGGCCAGCGGATTGATTGCGATTGAGCGACCGGATGCATAACCTTGACAATTTCCATCGTGGTGATTAAAGCTACCCTGAGTGATATTCAGCGCGGCCAACGCAATATCCGCCGTCCACTCTGGGATTGCCACTTCTGCAACATAATCGGCGCCTTCTGTTTGCTCAAGACTAAACCAATTATTTTTCCATGCAAAAAATGCATAAGTCTTCTCTTCGCCTGTTTCTTTATCTTTTTTCTTGCCAGCAATCGGCATGCATAGTGCCAACGCTTTCTCGCCCTTTTTAACACTGCGTCCTTTGTCTTGCCATGCCTTAAATGATGCTATCGGCGAGATAGATAACCCCTTAGCGTGTAACTGGCAGCATGCCGCTATCTGATTGCCCAAACTGTAACTGTGGAACGCCGAATAAGCCGCAGATAAAATCCCCGGCTTGCTCACGGCTTCAACCAAGTATTTCTGCATTCTGTTTTCTGTCAAGTTTTCCATGATATTTCCCTCGTTATCTGCACCGGAATTGGTGCATGAACGAACTATAAATAATTATTTTACGATTGTCAAGAATTATTTTTAATATTTATTTCTATAACAAACGTAATATCAAATAGTCTCAAACTATCATAATTAAAGCTCCCCTGTATTCGCGTTTACCTTGCGCTTCCACGTTCGGGGATTCGCGTGCTTGTCTAAATACCACTCCCCCTTAGCTTGTTTTAATTGCATGAGTTCAATAGCAGCGGTAACAATTCCGTCCATATCGCTAAATTTATTTATAACAGCTGCCGCTAAATCGGCATGTGTAATAGTGTCAACATCGGCCAGAAATGTATTCAAAAACTGCCCGATTAAGAACTTGATATTGTCAGGCATTCGGACACCAGCGCTGATAATTGTCTCGCCCGGCGCTATCCATAACCGCATTTTTCCGGTGTTATATCGCGTCCAACCAAGGTCAACCAGCATGGCCGAAAGTGTTTTTCTGCTCATAAAATCGATGTTTTTTATAGCCAGTTCATTAATAATGGTTTCTAGTCGCGCTGCCTTGTGAGTGAGCGATAAAATACCCTTGCGCAATCCGCCATTCTTTTCCATTGTTTTTTTCATCATAATCCTTTCATAATCAATTAGTTATCGGCATTAAGTGTAAATGCCGTATGTAGTGTACCATAGTGTCTAGCTAAAAGTCAAAAAGTGTCTCCGTGCGTGTACGCGCGTCAGAGGGTTTACAAAAAACGTATTTACACGTCACACCCGCCATTTTCACTGTATCACAAAACAGTTTGTCAAAAACGCGTAACATCCGCCATTATCCGCCATCCGCCATTTTATCTGTCATTGCAAAACACTTTCCATCTAATGCGCCACATCTGCCATATCTGCCACTGCAAACAGTTTGCAAATAATCTGCCACATGTGCCATTGCCGTTGCGCATTTTCCTGCAGGTATTAGCAGCGCATCGACGGTGGTAGGTCGACTATGACAGCATGGACACAGATGCAGGTGTCATAAGCTGATCTTGCATTGTCGCTGTTGTTCTTTCCGGTATGCCACTCGATGCCACTCATGCCGCTCACCTTGCCGGTGCGAATCCAAGGTCAAGCTCTGGCCAACAAGAAATACTTTGTCACGTTGCGCGAGGGGGGGGGGGTTATTTTGCTACAGGGGCACGGATACTGATATAACCCGAAGTGATCGTCGGTTCCATCGGGTAGATGTACCTGCGCCCCATCTCCACCCTAGACAACACTAAATAAATGAGTTACGATGCCGCATGGGTAAATTGATAAGAATTGGGTACAGGAAACTGGATGAGCTTATTGCTGAATCCGAAGATACCGATGTGCTCAACGATATTGTCGGTAGAGTTGCCGAAGGTGAATCACTCAAGGCAATAGCACTTTCTATGGGTATACCTTATAGTGTGCTATGGGCTTTCCTGTCGGTAGAAGATCGGATGGCAAAATACAGGCAAGCGCAGGAAGCGGCTGCTGATGCATTAGCGAGTGAGATATTGAGTGTTGCCGAATCAAGTGAGGTTGTGCGGGACAAGATTGATGCACGTAAATGGTTGGCATCCAAGTGGGGTCGTAAGGTGTATGGCGATAAGAACGAAACGGATGGAAAGGTCGGGATAACAGTTATTGTCCAAAGGGAAGGAATTGTTTATGAATAACACGAAGGTAACGCAGGTAAGACCGCAGAGCATCCAGAATGGAAACCCGAATAGTTCGACGAATCAGAGTGTGTTTAACAAGGTAAGTACCATGCAGGTTAGTCCAGGTATTAAACAGCCTGTATATGCACGTAGTGGAACTGAGACGATGGGGCAGTTGGCCAGATTGTTAAGAGCTAAATTACCCAGATAGTTTTATCTTGAGTAAGATTGTATTACCCCATAATTGGAAGCCGAGGCAATACCAGCAGCCGCTGTGGAAATATCTGGCAAATGGTGGTAAGAGGGCTGTGGTAAGTTGGCACCGGCGGAGTGGCAAGGATGCTGTAATGCTTCACCACTGTGCATGTGCAGCACATGAGCGTGTAGGGAATATATGGTATTTGATGCCTGAATACAGTCAGTGCCGAAAGGCATTGTGGCAGGCGATCAATCCGCATACGGGAAAATTGCGACTGGATGAAGCATTTCCGATGGAGATCAGGCGTAGCACTAATCAGCAAGAGATGAGTATTCAGTTATTGAATGGCAGCCAGTTTCAGTTGATCGGTTCTGATGCTTATGATGCATTGGTGGGGTCTACGCCTGTAGGTTTGGTATTCAGTGAATATGCACTGAGTAATCCCGCATCGTGGAGTTATCTTCGTCCGATGTTGCTGGAAAATAATGGATGGGCTGCGTTTAATTCCACACCACGCGGAAAGAATCATTTTTATAGCATGTTTGAAATGGCGAAGAAATCTCCGAATGAATGGTTTAGCCAGGTATTGACTGCTGATGAAACAGGAGTATTCACACCAGAACAGTTAGCCTCTGAATTGATGGAATATCAGGCAGAGAATGGGGAAGCCTTTGGGCAGGCCATGTTCAAGCAGGAATATTATTGTTCCTTTACATCGGCTGTACTTGGAAGCTACTATGGCCGAGAGATGCAGAATGCAGAAGATGAAGGCCGTATTACAAAAGTTGAGTACGATCCTGCTGTGCCTGTGCATACGGCATGGGACTTGGGATATTCTGATGATACGTCGATATGGTTTTATCAGGTGGTAGGTGATGAGATACATTTGATTGATTACCACTCAAGCAATGGAGAAGCAGTACCCTACTATGCGGGTATTGTGATGGGAAAACCCTATAAATACGGGCTTCATTGGTTGCCACATGATGCACGAGCTAAAACATTGGCATCTGGTGGAAAGTCGATAATTGAGCAGCTTTCTGCCCTGATTGGGCTTGGAAATATGCGAATTTGTCCGAATTTATCCTTGCAAGATGGGATTCAAGCGAGTAGGATGGCGTTGAGTCGATGTTGGTTTGATGCAGAAAAAACTGAATTTGGCTTGAAATGCCTGCGGGAATATCAGCGTGAATATGATGATGAACGCAAGATGCTTAAAGATAAGCCAAAGCATGATTTTACGAGTCATGGTGCAGATGCATTTAGATATATGGCGGTAGCGTGGAGAGAAGAAGAAGTGCAGAATTCAGCTTATGAGGAAATGCGTGGAATTACTATTGGAAAACCTAGTTTCAGCCTGAATGAGATGTGGAAAACTGCCTTTCGTGGCAGGGATTGGAGAATATAATGAGTGCAAATACTACGCCTACTGGTGGATACAAGGTAGTTTCTG